TATGAGCAGTCAAAGGGAGCCCTTATCTTGCTTCATAGATCGCTGGCATCGAAGGACAAAGTGACGAGAAGAAAGGCGGGCAGGATTATGAAGGCCGGAGAGAAAGCAGCAGTAGGAAGAGAGAAGTATGCAGGAACAGAGAAGGGAGCTGCTAAAAAGGATAAGGCAGGCGCTCCAAACGCTCCAAAGGTGATCGTACCGAAGCTATCTGAATCTCTTATAAGATCAGCAATTCGTGACGCTTTTCTCACAGAGATTAAGAAGAGAGACATGAGCGGTGAAGAAGAGTCCTCTACGGATAAAGAAAAAGAGCCCATAGAGTCGACAGCTGAGACTGTTGCTGGCGGTGATCCAGGGGCAAATATAGGTCTAATAAAGACAGAGCTTGACAAGGCTAAGATTACAGATCCACGACTTAGGCTTGCAATTCTCGGTGTCATAGGAAAGGAGTCAGGGTTCATACCTCAGGGTGAGAAACCGTATGACAAGACAGGTCTCAGCAGAATTAGAACCATATTTGGATCAAAGCTCAAGGGTAAGGGAGACTCAGAGGTCGAAGAGCTAAAAAAAGATCCTAAGGGATTCTTTAGCCTCGTCTACGGTGGAAGGTATGGAAATAGAGAGGGAACTGATGACGGGTGGAAGTATCGAGGTCGTGGGTTTAATCAGCTCACTTTTAGAGGATCATATAAGAAGTACGCACAGATAACAGGTGTGGATATACTGAGCAATCCCGATCTTTTGAATGATCCAAAGGTCGCTGCAGAGGTCGCTGTAAAGTTTCTTGTAAACCGTCTAGGTAGCAAGGCAAACAAGCAGACCGGCGGTGATGCTCGAAAGGGATACACTGATATGAATTCTGCTATAGAGGCAGCTGCTCAGGCTAATGCAGGACTTGGAAAGGTAGGATCTGCTGTCACACGGGCAAAGGCAAACACAAAGAAGGCCATAAAGAAGTGGTTTCCAAACGATCCTCTAGCAGCAGAGATATCCTAGAGAATCCTACCCCTGATCCGCTTTCTCTCATATATGCCACGCCGCTCTGGAGAGCTCTTGGCAAATAGCTTGATTAGCTCACCGGCCTTCGCGTTGGCTTGGTCCTCGTGAAATCCTCCAGCATCCTGCACAGGTCCTGTGATCATCCCCTGCTCGTCCTGCATCATGTGAACCATCTCATGTGCTATTGATCTCAAGATGTCAACAAGCGCCCTATTCTTTCCGTATACCCTGCACTCATTTCCACCGACCATGTAGGCTGCGGTCGTTCCAATATTGTGCTGATCTCTATTCGCAACAACCTTGACAGTATATCCATTTTTTATTGGAAGAGATTTCTCACAGAATACTACAAACTCACCTAACAGTCTTACCTGGTCAGGGCTTAGGTTTATCTGGTCAGATACTAATAATTTTCTCATTTTTTCAATTCTTACGTGTAAATTTGGCTAGATCTAGCTTATAATTATTATTCGGTTATCTATATTTTAGGTACCGGGAATTAAAATGGAGCGGGACTCGGCACGATTGACTAATGTCAATTGAGTTCAAAATTAAGTTAATAGAGGTGAAAGTTACCACCGTGTCTGGTGATTAGTAACCCGCACATGCACACTGACTATGAATACCAAAAGATTTCACATTCAGCTAAATATGATAGAGCTTGGTGTTATTCCGTCTATAACTTGTGAAGAGCTATATCTTATGCTTGACTCTCTACGCATCGATGACAGGCGGAAACTTAGTAGAAAATTTAGAAAGGTCTGGAGAAAGATCGCCAAGACAAATCCTAAGATGGCAGAATACCTGGGATTGGGACTAAGAGATCCTGAGCCGAAGTACTTTAGAAGGAGATCTGCTCTTGTTGTAAGTAGAATTTCCGGGATGCTTGACTCAATTAGAGAAGATCAGCATCCAGTTCCTCTTCAGCCCTGGTAAGAAAATCTCTAATTTGAGCAGCCCCTACACCAAATGCTACATTTTGCATCCTGTGAGCAGCCATCTGAGTCATTCCGACAACCTCGCCCTTTCCATTTAATATTAGGCTTCCAGAGCTTCCTCCGGCTGCAGGAATTGTAAAGTAGCAATGAGAGCCATCGCAGCCAGAAAACTGTCCGTTAAAGTGAAGAGCAGCACCATTTCCTCCGAATCCAAGCGGTGCTGCTATTGAATAAATTTCATCTCCAAGTTCAGGCATTTCTTCAGCTACATTAATTTCTCTAGATATCGGCATGTTAGTTTCAATTAAGCATAGATCAAGCTTTGAATCTTGCATGACTATTTTTGCATCCCAGTAGTCACCGTAAAAATCATAAATTTGTAATATTGAACCAAGATTTAAAAAGTTTCTAGCTATATACATCTCGTCAAAGTTATCACAAAAGTGATCTGCTGTCAGCACATATGTCTTTCCGTCGGAATCAGCAATAGCCATCCCAGATGCCTGACCCTCATAGACGTCCGGATACCCATTAGAAATTCCTGTATCAGATAGCTGAATATCAGACATCGATATCAGGTATATCATGACAAAATTATCCTCTGGATACCGAATTTCCTCTACATAATCAATCACTCTTGGAACTAAAGGAATTATAATCAGGGGTATTATGCAAACTAATATCAGTATTAGTATAGATAGCTTTTTAACCATCGAGAAAATAAATTTAATAAATTTTTTTAAACTATCTCGCAATTTACCCTCGCCTATAATTTACTTATGACACACGTGGAATCTCATCAAGCTATAAATTAAATTGATATTTTTTCACCTATTAAAAGTTAGAAATATTTAAGATATACATGTGGGGCTTATTGAAGTGAGAGATAGAAAAAGACAGCTATATCAATTAAGAAGAATTATACGGGAGACAATAGAGCTCGAAGGAAATTCTCCCAGAGCTTCAGGAATTGTTGTTGTAAAAAAATTTGATGATGATTGGAAAATTCTCGGATTAAGGTCTACAAAGCCGAAGCACAATGGAATGTATGACTTAACAAAGGGTCTAATTGATCCAGGTGAGTCATCACTCGAAGCTGCGATTAGAGAGACACACGAGGAGTCAGGAATCAGCCCAGATCAGCTTAGCTTTGAGTGGGGAAAGATATCAATACCCTGTAATACTGTAACACTATACGTTGCATCAACAAAAGCAGAACCCACCATAAGGCCCAATCCGAATACAGGAAAAATAGAGCACGCCTCTGCAGACTGGCTATCGATAGACGATTTTAAAAAAAGATGTATTGGGTATCTTAGACCTGCAGCTGACTGGGTAAAAAGTATCTTAAATAGCGACTGAAACCTAAGCAACAAATTTTAAGGTTTTGTCGGACGTTGTTATCATTAACTTGACAGAGATACTTAATCACATATGTCTACATTTAAAGAACATAAAACTTCAGCAGATAGATCAGCAGCTGATAGAAGCCGTCACAAAAAGAAAATAGAAAAAGCAATGAGAGAGGGTATTTACAATATCGTCTCTGATGAATCAATCATAGGAAAGAATGGAAAGAAAAAGATAAAGATTCCAGTTAGAGGAATAAAAGAATATAGATTTGTCTATGGAAATAATAATAAAAATAAAAAGGTTGGATCTGCACCCGGAAAAAATGTTAGAAAGGGTCAGAAAATTTCTCAAGGAAAGAACAAGGGAAAGCCAGCTGGAGAAAGGGCAGGAGACAAGCCAGGTGAAGAGCTTTATGAAGTTGAAATTACCTTAGAAGAATTATCTCACTATCTTTTTGATAGTCTTAATCTTCCTGAGCTTGAAAAGAAGAAATTTAAAAATATTGTTGGAGAAAAATTTAAAAGATCTGGGTATAGAAAAAAAGGAATTAGACCAAGATTATCAAAAAAAGAAACACTTAAAAATAAAATTAAAAGAAAGAAGTCATCTGAGAGAAATGGATCATTTGATCCAGAGGGTGATCAGAGATTTCCTTTTCATAAAGATGACCTTAAATACAGACATATTAAGGAGTTTCCAAAGGAAAATAATAATGCAGTTATATTCTTTATGATGGACACGTCTGGATCAATGAGCAAAGATAAGAAATTTATGGCTAGATCGTTTTTCTTTCTTCTATATCATTTTTTAAGATACAAATACACAAATGTTGATCTAGTATTCATCTCTCACGACATTAATGCAAAAGAGGTTAATGAGGATGATTTTTTTGGAAAGGTGAGTAGCGGAGGAACTTTTGCATCATCTGCACTAGATAGATGTCTGGAAATCATAGATAAGAGATACCACCCAAGCTCCTGGAATATTTATACATTTCATTGCTCTGATGGAGATAACTGGATTGACGATAATGAAAAAGCACTTCAGCTCTCTATAAGGTTAAAAGATATTTCCCAGCTATACTGCTACACGGAAGTCACTCCTGAGGGTGAAAAACTTGCCTGGGCAAATGATCCAACAACACTGTACACTCTTTATCTTCCAATAGTTGGTGGATCATTTAAGATTATAAAGATCAACTCATCAGACGATATCTGGCCTTCGTTTACAAAGCTATTTGGTGGTTTAAATGTCTGACTGGTCATTCTCTGATCTAGAAGTGTGGGACGATAAGATCTGTAAGATTGCTGAATCTTATGGACTTGACTGGTTTCCAATAATATATGAGGTTGTTGATTATTTTGAAATGATGGGACACATGGCGTATCACGGAATGCCATCTCACTACCGTCACTGGTCTTACGGAAAATCTTTTGAAAGAACTCACCAGATGTATACACTTGGGATGGAGGGACTTCCATATGAGCTAATCATAAATTCTAATCCATCGATTGCGTATCTTATGAGAGAAAATCCTCTCTATCTTCAAATATTAATAATGGCTCACTGTGTAGGACACTCAGATTTTTTTAAAAATAATAGAATTTTTTCAAATACTCGACCCAGTTCAGCAATTATGAAATTTAAAACAGCTCGAGATCGCGTAAGAAAATACATTGAGGATCCAAATATTGGTGTTGAAAAGGTAGAAGAGGTCCTAGACGCAGCACACTCAGTTAGATTTCAAACGGAAAGAAACGGGAGAGAAAGAATCCCCCATAGACAAATTAGAGAAGATCTAATTGATAAAATTAACAATCCTGTTGATAATATAGCTGTAGATTCAACTCGATTAGATAAGATTCCAATACATCTTGATGATGATCTTTTAGGATTTATAGTTGAGCATGGAAGCCATTTAGAAGAATGGGAAAGAGACTTAATTGACATAGTAAGAGAAGAGTCTCATTACTTTATTCCGCAGGTTAAGACAAAGATTATGAATGAAGGCTGGGCAAGCTTTTGGCACTATAAGATTATGCAAGATCTAGGGCTGGATAGTTCTCTTCACATGCCGTTTATAAGATCACATAATCAGGTCATTAGACCTCATATCGGAAGCATAAATCCATATCATATTGGATTTTATCTCTTTAAAAAAATTGAGGAAAAAGACGGAATTAAGGAGTGTTTTTTCAATAGAGCAGTTCACGATGATGAATCTGCACTAAGGTGTCTTCTTGAGAGAGAGGATTGTGAAGAGCTAAATTTATTTAGCTATTCACAAAAGAAGAAGGGAATAACAATTGATGAGGTTTCAGACGAAGATGGCTGGAAAGTTGTTAGAAATGATTTACTAAAAAATATTGGTGTAAACTCAATTCCAAGAATTTTAGTCAAAGATGTCATTGATGGCTGTCTTGTTCTGGAGCATGAGCATGATGGCAGAGATCTTGAGCTAGACTATGCAGAAGCTGTCGTCAATCACATCTTAAGGCTCTGGAAGGGCGGCGTAAGATTCTTCACAATTATTGAAGATGAAGTTTGGGAGATTTGATATTTATTATCAAATTAATCGTGATACAATTTTTTATAGGGAATAGGAAGACATGTCCAAAAAAGATTTTCTTACAATCATATCAGAACAGAGAAAGAAAGCAAAAAAGAAGAAATTTTCTGGTAGCTTTCTAGAGTACCTAGAAATCATTAAAAAAGATCCTTCTATCTTACAGACAGCACACAGAAGACTTTGTTCTGTAATTGAGGATGAGGGTGTGGGTAGGATGGAAGAGTCAGATCCAAGATGTAGAAAAATATTTGATGGTAATAGTGTTAGAGTATATAGCTACTTTAAAGATGAATTTTTTGGAATGGAAAATGTTATTTCAAAAGTCATGAGATTTTTAAACTCTGCAGCGTCTAAAGGAGAGGAAAGTAGACAGGTGCTTCTCTTAATGGGACCAGTTGGTGCTGGAAAATCAGCCCTTACAGAACATATTAAAAGTGCATTAGAAGGTAAGAGATTCTATCACCTAGAGGGAGACCCACAGAGGGGTGAGCCTATGCAGCTTGTACCAAGATCACTAAGGGCTCAATTTGAAAAAATCCTAAATATAACAATTGAGGGAGATATTAGCCCAGTAGCAAGACATAGACTTTTAAATGACCTAGATGGAGCATATGAGAATTTTCCCGTTATTGAGGCAACATTTTCACAAAGAGCGAGAAGAGGAATCGCATCAGTTCCCCCAATGGATGCCAACAGCCAAGACGTTTCTGTTCTGATTGGTTCTGAAGATATTTCTAAACTAGATCTATATCCAGAAGATGATCCAAGGGTTCTCTCTCTTAATGGTGCATTCAATGTTGGAAACAGAGGAATTGTTGAGCTTATTGAGATGTTTAAGAATGAAATAGAATTCTTGCATACAGTCATAACTGCCACACAGGAAAAGCGTATTCCGTCACCTGGGAAAAATGCTATGATTCACTTTGACGGTGTTATTCTTGCACACTGCAATGAGTCTGAGTGGAATAAGTTTAAAAGTGAGCATACAAATGAAGCTATTTTAGATAGAATTGTTAAAATAGACGTTCCCTATGTTTTAGAGCTTGATCAGGAAATTAAGATTTATGAAAAGATGATAAATAGATCTGAATTTAAAAGCATACACATTGCTCCGCACACTCTTAGAATTGCATCTATGTTTTCTGTAATGTCAAGACTTCAGCCTTCACAGAAGTGTGACATAGTCACAAAAATGAAGATTTATAATGGAGAAGACGTTATTGAGAAAGGAAGGGTAAAAAAAATAGATATCAAAGATCTTAGAGATGAATGTCGAAATGAAGGTATGAGGGGAATATCAACTAGATTTATTATGAAATCTTTAGATAATGCCCTAACAGATTCAGACAGGGATATGATTACACCGGTATCTGTAATAGACTCCCTAATATCACAGGTAGATGATCAAGTCATATCTGATGACGATAGGTCACACTATCTTGAGCTATTAAAGAAAGTAATAAGAGATGAGTATCTAAAGATGCTGGAAAATGAGATTGCAAAGGCATTTATTACAGCTTATGAAGAACAGGCACAATCCTTATTTGATTCTTACCTAGATAACGCTGAATGTTTTTCGACTAGGGCAAAGGTTAAAGACAGGGTGACAAAAGAAGAGAGAGACCCAGACGAAAAATTTATGAGATCAATTGAGGAACAAATTGGTATAACTGGATCATCTAGAGACGGATTTAGAAGTGATGTTACAGCGTATATGTTTGCAAAACTTAGACATGGTGAAATTGTTGATTACTCATCATATGGACCTTTAAAAGAGGCCATTGAATCTTATCTAATATCATCTGTTAAAGATATTGCAAGAATCATAACAAAGAGCAAGTCAAGAGATGATAATCAGAGAAAGAAGTATAACAATATGATTGAAACTCTCATAGATGAATACGGATACAATGAAAGTAGTGCAGAGGAGGCTTTAATCTATGCTTCTAATAATCTCTGGAGAGATTCTTAAGTTGAATCATTTTATAAGTGCTTAGTGATGACAGATATTATTTTTTCATCAAGAAGGTCTAGCGAGGTATTTCTAGATCATGTAAAAAGATCAATAGAGTCAATTCAAAATCTTGATCACAATATTTTAGTTTCTAATAAAACTAGAACATCTGATTTAATTCAATCATATCTGCTGCTTAAAGATGATCACTTTCATGAAAAGATATTTAAGCCTATAGTCCTTAAAGAGGCCATTAGATCTGAATTATCTTCTCCGGGCTCTGGAGAAATAACACTTTTACTATCTTTATTCCTATTAAAAGATATGCTTCCTGAGATTATTGCAGAAAAGCATCATAAGACTATTTCTGATAGCCTCTGGCTGGAGGCAAATGAACTTATTAAAAAAATATGTAGTGTCGGAAAGATAGCAGATAAAAAATCTTTTGATCAGATCATACGTCAGATATTTGATGATAAGACAACAAGAGAGATTGTTAAATATTCAATATCACTATCAGGATCATCAAGAAAGATAGTTGTTGAAAAAACAAATAAAGTAAATTCTGCTATAGTTGTACGTGATGGATATAATTTTCCGCTACATGTTGATAAAAATTTTCTAGGAACAGGGTGGAAGAGAAGAGATGTTAACTGTGTAATAATTGATGGAGTAATTCTTGAGGTTTCTGAAATACACCATCTACTAACTTATGCATCTGAATCTAGGGAACCATATATTTTATTTGTTCGAGGTCTTTCTCCTGATGTTAAAAATACAATCTACATTAATAATAATAAAAAAACCATTGATGTGATGCCCATAGAAATTCCAATAACAGAAACCACTGTTAATATTTTTAGTGATCTTAGTGCAGTTTGCGGATGTGACATTACCTCATCGTATAAGGGTGATTTAATTTCAAAATCTGTAATTGAAAAAATTTCCACAGTTAATAGCATCTATGCCCACTCAGAGGGTATTTCAATACAAAATAATAATTGTGAAAAGAGAGCTTTAATTCAGATTAGAGAGATAAAGGAAAAAAGAGATAAAATTCTTGAGCCAGCAGGTCAGCGTCTTTTTAATGAAAGAATTAAGTGTCTATCTTCCGGTAGGACAGAAATTAGAATTGGGCAGAGTGACTTAATGAGAGACCCACTTATTATTGAGAATATTGATAAATTTTTTAGATCAATTCCGTCTATCATTAGCACGGGGGTTGTGAATAGAGTAAATCTTTCTAAAAAAATCAATAAAGACTCAAAGATTGAAAATCATCTTATGTCAATTTTAAAGGCTAGGGGCATAAAAAATATTTCAACAAATTCTCTAGTTACATCTATTAAAATGTCAATGTCAATAGCTACCTCTATATCATCCACGGGTTGTATTTTACCCTGTAGTAGACCATAGTATTTTACTTATTTAGATATCTAGATTATCTATATACAGGAGGTCATTTTGGCTACAAATAATACAAAACTCAATAGAAGCATCGTACAGCTTCTCAACTTTACTGGTGAGAATGTCACTAATAATTTAATATCTGCCTCGCGTCAGAAGATGATTTCAATAAGTGAGGGAGACTTAAAAAAGGTTAGTGCTATAGTTCAAAACTCCATACAGCAGTCACTAACAAACGGATACGGAAATGTTGAAAAGACTATGGGTGAAATTATGAAAGAGTCAAACAGCACAAAGAAGAGTACCAGAAAAAGGTAAAAGATGAAAGGAATAAGACATCTAATTCAGTGTCACTGTGTTCTTCCTCAGTATAGAAAAAGTAAAGATCCCATATTTCATAAGTTTGTTACTTTTTCAATTATTGATGATGAAGATGACTTAGTTCCTAAATTTTGCGAATGTAACAATTGTGGTGTAATTCACAATATAACAGATTTTTGTAAGTCAGAAATTGTTCACAGTGTGGAAGATGTAAAGTCAATAGTAAAGATTGATGATATAATTCCCACGCTACCGGTAGATATAGTCTCCATTTTAAGTACGCACAAATGTGATATATCAATATGGGAAAATATAAAATTTATATTTGATAATGACATGTGGGGTGAATCTATAATAATAGCAAGAGATCAGGTAAGCGATTCTGTTCAAATAAAAATCTTGACTATAAAGTCTGAAAATAGAATTAAGATTGACTCTCATATTAGAAAAGATGAGATTTTGGGAGAATATGAGATAAAATGAAATCTTACGGTAAATCAGAAAGCGATCTTCACACTGAAAAAATGATACAGTGTCGTGAGATAGTTAAGGAAATTATAAACTTTGGAGTAACTGAAGATCAGAAGCTTCAAATAATATATCTTTTATCACTTGAATTAGAGAGTAGAGATAAAATGCTAGGAATATCTAAGCTTGTTCAGAAGCAAGATGAAGTCATAAAAGAAAAGAAGAAAATACTTACAATAGACTAGGAGAAATAAAATGTCATCAAGTATGTTAGAAGAATGGACTGAGCTAAAGGTTCTTGTTGAGAGCCTGGAGCTTGACGTTCACAAAAATGCTAGCGGTAACAAGTCAGCTGGTGTCAGAGCTAGAAAGGGACTTCGTCTACTTAAGCAACGTGCAGCAGAGCTTGTTAAGACATCTTTGGAAACTAACAAGTCATAATGGGCCCGAAACGGCTTCGACGGGGTAGTAGAGAAGAAGAGTGCAGGTGGTCACAGGAAACAGTGGACCTTAAACACGGTTTCAAAACTTTAATTGCCAATAACAATTATCACTTCGATTCTGTCCGCCTAGCGGCTTAATCGGCGGGGTTGCTTAAGACCTTGATACCCAACTTAAGATAACAGGTAGATTCCTGCGAAATAAAAAAATCAGAATGGTTCCCTGGAAACAGGTGGGGCGCAACAGGTCGGTAAGCGTAGGGATATCCGACTACCTTTTCTAATTTGTGATAGTAAATTAGATAAACCTGTGAATGACTTGACTTTGAAGCTATTGCGGACGCGGGTTCGACTCCCGCCGGGTCCACCCTTTTAAGAACATCTACTTGTAACATAATAGTTATAGACAGAGGTTTTTTTATAATGAAAATTACAAGAAGCCAGCTAAGGTGTCTCATCAAGGAAGAGTTGCTATCTGAGTGTGCCGGAGATAATTCACGGCTAGCAGGCATCATGAATCCGATGTTTAACGTCAGGGAGATATGTAAGCAGCTAACGTTACTTGAGGATCACCTAAATCGACCTGAGATGAGATGTGCTGACTGCATTAATAAACATCTCATGAAGTGTGAGGCTCTTGCCGAGGAGGCCGTCTCCCTCGATGATGAGTCACAGTATCCTTTTTTGAAGGAGCTTCCTGATATGATGAGAGGCTGGCAACAGAGAACCAAAACTGATGAAGACCCATGTCGTATTGCCGGTTCAATAAGGCCTATTAGAAAAAAGCTAACTAGCGTCTGTCACTAGTTTAACTCCTGCAGGGTCCACCATTTTTATCTTTCAGCAGCTGATTAATAGTTATAATCATGCTGATATCTGAATCAAGATTAAGAAGATTGATCAAAGAAGTGACTGAAGAATTCTCACACTACACAACAGAGATTATTTTCTTTTATCCTGGTCTCCGCCCTGGGAAATCAGGCGGAGCTGACAATGTTGTTGAAGAACTTGATAGGCAGCTGTCGTCTATTAGTTCCGACCCCGGTAGCGTAAAAAAAGAAGATACTGCTAGCGCAGCAGTAAGGAGAATAAACCAAACAGCACTCTTTATTATTGCGAAAGATCATAAAGTACCGTGGAAAGATTTAGAAAAAGTCGCTCGTGACAAATCCGGAGCTGCATATGACGGGCAGAATGTCAAGAAATATTTAGCTGGATATAGCGCAGGAACGCTGGGTGTAGTTGATGCCCAAAATTCTGGAACAAGTTTTTCGTATACACACCTTGCTGATCCATGGCCAGATTCAAAAGCAAAGTATGACAAACTAACTTATCGAAAAGAAAATTGGAAAAACTATGACAGCTATCCTGGAAAGCTTGAGTCGATGATAAACAATAATAAAGAATCTGAAGCTGAAGAGATGGCTTCTGACAACTACAATCATCCCGATCATATGAAAAATGCTATTAAAGAATTACTGCTAAAGATAATTTAAAATCTCAATGAAAGAAAACAATTACGATTTAATAATTGCGACGACTGCAACCACTCGTCCTTTGCTTCATGATTCAACGATTCGAAAAAGAACGTTCCCCTTGCAAGAAAACAAGTAGTATATTCAGCAGCTGATTAATAGTTATATTCGAATTGCAGATATACTGTTATATATATCATTAGAGGCCCTAAGGGCCGTCCTGGTTAACCAGGACATGATTGCAGGTGGTTATGGTTATGCATAGAATCTACTTATACCAGAAGACACACCAGGAGCACTATGTAGGCATTGTGGGTTTTAAAGTTACACGATGAATAGTTTTAAAGTTATACACATCATTTCTTCAGTATAGTATTCGTGATTGGAGGTAAACAATGAAGCATATTTTTACAATTTCTATACTCGTATTTTTGATTGGCTGCGGCAATAAAGATAGCGATACGGGTGATACTGCTAATTCGTCTGATACAAATGACGAATTTGTAGAATAATTATATTCCGCAGGGAGGCATGGGATTACAGATGCCTCAATTTACAACAATAACAAAAGAAGAAAAAATAATATGAATAAAGGTAAAGTTAAATTTTTTAACACAAACAAGGGTTTTGGATTCATTACTCAAAATGAGGGAAATGATATTTTCTTTCACGTCTCTGAGCTTCGAGCCGGCACCGCTAATGAAGGTGATAGGGTTGAGTTTGAGATAAGTGAAGGTAGAAAGGGACCATGCGCTGTAAATATTAGAGAATCATTTAGCGTCTAATATACAAACCGCAGGGAGGCACGGGTTTCAATTCTGAAGATAGGTGCCTCACCCATTACATACACACACTAAGGGAGAATAAAATGGGAGATAATAATAAAAGCGGGTACCAGCTCCGCACGGATTTGCTGGGAATGGCTACAGGAATTGTAATTGACAGGGCTAATCGTCTTGAAAATAATGAACACTTCGCTGCAGAGAATGACAGCAAGTATCAGCGAAAGCCAGTGCCGCCTTATACAACTGAAGATGTCATTGCTGAAGCTGAAAAGCTGTACGCATTCGTTCAGAAGAAGTAAATAAGAAATCCGCAGGGAGGCATGGGATTACAGATGCCTCATCTTTAAAGGGGGTGTAGCTCAGACGTGAGAGCAGCTGCCTTGCACGTAGCAGGTCGCAGGTTCGATTCCTGCCATCTCCATAATTACACTTAAAGGTCTACATAATATGTATAAACAAATGCTTACGAGACACCTTAAAGAAAATAATATGACATATGCTAGTCATATGATAAGAGCAGCAAAGATATCCGTATTGATGGGAAGTGCGTGTATTGCATGCATGATTCATGCCATGCTTCCTTTCTTGTTTGAGACAACTGCAACTGACATAGCTGAAAAGATTAGAAATTTATGATTGCTTTCGGCTGTATGCTATGCAAGTAAATATTGAAGTTTCTAGATGCTAATATTTTAGACTGGAATTCTTCGCCCTGGCTTTTATTTAAAAGTATGATAATTATATAACATGGCCAGACGTTTAAAAGATCCGTGGTTATCAATATCAGATATGATGACTGGGCTTATGATGGTTTTTCTATTTATCACTGTAAGTTATGCCACAGTGATAAAAAAAGAATCTGAAAAAGCTGTTGAAGAAGCAGTAGCTTCTCACGATGATATTGAAAATATAGTGGCAGACTTTATTGACAGAAGGGCGGAAATAGCAAATGCCCTTCATGAAGAGTTTGATAAAGATTTAAAAAAGTGGGATGCATCAATAGATGATGACACGCTTACTTTTAGATTTGAATCACCTGAAGTATTGTTCGCTGCGGGTGATTCAAAAGTCTCACCTTTGTTTGAGAAAATACTTTCTGATTTCTGGCCAAGATACCTAGATATTCTTAGTAATAACCAGGGTGTAATATCTGAGATAAAAATTGAAGGACATACGTCTAGTGAGTGGAGTGAAAGTGTAGGTAGGGATGAGTCTTACTTTAATAATATGGAACTTTCTCAAAATAGATCTAGAAACGTTCTCGAGTATTGTTTTACACAAACACCACAGCAGCTTATAGACTGGTCAATTTTAACAATAACTGCAAACGGATTTTCATTTTCAAGATTGAAATATGATAGCGAAGGCAGGGAAGATCCATACGCAAGCAGACGAGTTGAATTTACAATTATGATTAATCCAGAAGAAAGCTTAAAGAAAATATCGGAGACATTATAATGAATTTTAGCTATGTAAATATACTTTCCTTTCTGCCAGGAATATTTGGAATTCTTTGTATTTTATCCTACTTCTTATCAGAAAAATATGAAAAAATACAGCTAGATCCTAGAAAGCTAGCATATGGTGCAACATCCACCGGTGTTCTCCTGACATTTTTTGGAATTTGGCAGGGTCTGATAGGGTTTGACGTATCAGATACAGAAGGATCAATACCTCAATTACTTGAAGGGTTGAAAATTGCATTTGGATCTTCAATTGTTGGATTGTCTACGTCACTTTTTATAAATTTAAGTTTTGTAAAAGATGATGAAGAAATATCAAATGAAAAATCTCTTAAAAATATTGAGAACCTTCTTGAGAATTTAAATTTAAGCATGAAAGATTTTACAGTTAATCTTGCAAATTCTAATATCCAGGCTTTAGGAAAAGCTATCGAGGAGCTTGTAGAGGGCCTGGAGATGGGAATCAATACAGAGACTCAGATGACAATTTCTAAGTTTAAAGATTCAATCGAAATGCTTAGAACATGGCAGGAAAAATATGTTGATGAAATAGTTTCCGTTACAGAGGCTATGGATCAGAATGCAATTGTAACCAAGGCTTCTTCTGAACATTTGACAAAAACTAATGAAGTTCTAGCTGAGCTAAAACCCGTAACAGAGCAAATTGCAGAGAGCATAGGCTGGGTTCAAACAGCATTGCCATCATTCAGAAAAAAAGTAAAACTAGACATTCCAGAAAACAAAGAGAGAAATGAAGATGAAAATTTATGAAAAAATAAAAAATATTTCCCTATTGCGAAATCCAGAACCCGTAGTTGTATATGTTCAGGAAGAAGATTTAATCACAGATGAGATTGAAAAATCTTTGCTTGAAATAAAAGAAGCGCTAGATATTCCAACCGAAGAGATTGAAATGTCAATAGCATCAAGAAGAAATTTTAAAAATATAATTCACAAATAGTTATTTATAAAATCAACTATTGCCTTATATTTGAAATATAGGGCTTTATCTTGGTTAATATTTTTTTCTCAATCTGGCAAACTCTCATTCTTGTAATACCGAAGATATCCCCGATTTTCTGCAAAGTCATAGGCCCATCTTTCGCTGCTATTACTGTGCAATTTGAATACCGCTTCAAGTCTACCCAGTGTCTACAGTTAGATTTATCACATGTTTTACCGGAGATCTCATATAGTTGATAACATTTCATTTAATCTTTCTCGCTATGTTTTAAGAATAATATTTACTAAGGAAAAAATTTACAATGTCACAAAGAAAAGTATTCATTTTAGACACTTCTGTCTTGCTCTACGATAAGGATTCAATTCACTCATTTCCAGAATCGGATGTCGTAATACCCTTGATTGTACTGGATGAAGTTGACAGATTTAAGGAGAAGCACGGTGTCGTAGGAGAGGCAGCAAGGTACGTCAATAGATACCTCGATGATCTCAGGATGAAAGGGAATATTCACGAAGGAATTGAAATAGATAATGGCCAGACTATAAAGGTCGAAGTCAATCACAATACATTTGTACCTGAAGGATTGAGCCCTAGTCATGCTGATAATAGAATAATTGGTCTTGCAGTCGGTGTTTCAAATGAGCTTGAGAGACAAGTCACAGTAATTACAAAAGATATAAACTTTAGAGTAAAGTGTGATGCATTGGGAATAAATTCTGAGGATTACAATAAAGATAAGATAGTCCACTCTGAGTCACAAATTTACAATGGCCAAAAGCTGATAACAGTATCAAAAGAAAATATTGATAAATTCTTTTCAAACAAAGAGCTAATTCTTACTAGTGAAGAATCATCAAGTCTTTCAGTAAATCAATTTATAATTGGAAAATCTGACTGTGGGTCATCTATGATGGGTAGATTTGACGGAGAAAAAATAGTTCATCTCAAGTCTGATCTAAATGATTTAATAAAGACCTCACCGAGAAACAAAGAGCAGAAGTTCGCACTTGATCTTCTGACAGATATGAATATTCCGCTAGTCACACTTACTGGAATAGCAGGATCGGGAAAAACATATTTGACATTGATGGCAGCAATATCATCACTTAAGTCTAATCATCACGAGAGAATAATAATTACTAGAAGTATCCAGCCTGTCGGAAAAGATATAGGATTTCTACCTGGTGACATGAATGATAAAATGGATCCATGGCTATCACCAATTTCAGATAATTTTAGAGTCGCTTTTAAGGATATTACATATTATAATGTTATGAGAGACAAGGGGCTGATCGAGGTTGCTCCCTTATCTTTTATACGAGGAAGAACTTTTAATAATACGTTTATTATAGTTGATGAATCTCAAAACTCAACTATTCATGAATTAAAAACAATAATTACAAGAGTTGGAGAAAATTCAAAAATAGTCTTACTCGGAGACATTGAACAGATTGACACACCCTATATTGACTCTTTATCAAATGGTCTGACGGTGGTTGTTGAAAAATTTAAAAATAGCACACTTTCTGGTCATGTTACACTTCTAAAAGGTGAGAGATCTAAAATAGCAACTGAAGCATCAAGACTAATTTAAATCTCTATTTCACTATACTTATAGTCAGGGGGTGAGATAATGGGAAAAGCTTCTTTTAAAAAGAAAGATAAGAATAGATTTAGAAAGGTATATCCTTATATTAGAAAGGCTCCCGTTTGGGAATATTGTTCACCTACAAAAGTTGAAATTGAGGTGGGGCTAATATCATTCAATGGAACAACAACGGGAACCTATGCATTCACTGAGACATTTGAAAGCGTGCCTAGAATAACTGCGATATCAGTTGCAAAAATAGGCAATGTAAACGTATGGGTTACAGGTGTGTCAACAACTCATGTAACCATAGAGACCAGTGCACCGTTTACTGGAGATGTTCACTTTCACGCAATAAGGACATGCTAATATGGGAATGCTAAATGTAGAGATTCAGGAAAAATCTGTAGCCTTTGTAAGTACAGATACAGTTACATTATCATATAATTTTACAAATACACCTTTTGTAACAGCAACCAGTATTATAAAAAACGTAAATGTCTGGGCATTTGACGTAACAAATACAGGATGTACAATAAGAACCTCTGCACCGATAACAGGCAATGTGCATGTTCATATTATTGGGAATAAATAGGTTAGGGAGAAGAGATGGCAGACGAAGATTTTAGAGCTACAGCAATATCTGGCTCAATAACCAGGAACGTCGATGGCAAGTCTTACCTGGTGGCTGGTGCAAATGTAACGATTAGCAGCGGCTCTCAGTATGGAAACCAGATTGAAATATCTTCAACGGGCGGCGGCGGCGGCGGCAACTGGACTCTGAATGCTCCGTTCTTGTATCCCAATACACCGGCAACTACAACTGTCATAGTGGGTGGAACTTCCGCGGCAACTGCTGATATCTTGCTCGCTGCTGGCGGCGGCGCAGTATTTAATCAACAAAGCGCAGCACAAGATTTTAGAGTTGAAACTGTTAATAAGACTTCAGCGCTTTTAGTATCAGGAAACAATGATCAGGTCTTAATCAACTCTGGCGGCGCAGGATCATCAATAGATGAATCATCTGGCGCAGACGTATCATTTTATGTTTCAGGATCTAAATATACTCAGTCTTCAGCGACAAGAGGTACAGCTGTCTTTGGAGGCGACACATTAGTCTCTGGAACATTGCATATTCAAGGAACAGCACCAGTATCTTCTGGTGCACCAAACGCTGCAATAGTATTAGATAGTCCAGGAGAAAGTAGAATTGTCTGGGATACTCAGCCAGATAATATGGCACCAGATGCTAGTATATGGGCAGCACCTGGCCAAAATTTGATTCTTAGCGGCGGTAGCGGAGTTAGAATATTTGCTGGCCCAACTCAGGACATGTATCTACACTGCACAGGATCTGAAGTTGTAGTAAATGATCAATCTAAAATTATTAATTTCAGGGCTGAGTCTAATAATTTATCTCATGCCCTCTTTGTCGATGCAACAAATGATAGAGTTGGTGTTGGTACACCGGCTCCCGTTGTTCTTTTCGAAGCACATTCTGATGCTACAGCTACGGGTGTCATGAGAGTTAGCCAGAACTTTAATGATACAGATGCATCCCAGCTTGAAATTGTAAAGGGAAGAGGAACTGGTGCATCTCCGACTGCTGTCAATGCAAGTGATTTCCTTGGCACCATAGATTTCAAGGGGTATGATGGCTCATCATATGAAACATTTGGTGACATATATGTTCAAGCAAAACCAGGTGGCACAATTAGTGCAGGATCGCATCCTGGCGAGATGGTATTTAGAACAGTAAGAGATACTACAACAACAAAGGAAGAAAAGCTAAAAATAACAGGCGGTGGCGTCATTATAAATGACAACGCATCAACAACAGACTTTAGGGTGGGGTCATCAGCATCTCCCGGAATGGTTCTTGTTGATGGCGGAGCAGATCAGGCTCTGTTTGGAACAAATAGTGTTACCGCAGCATCTGAAATCGTACCACTGGGCGCCGATATCAAGTTGTATCTCTCAGGTACATCTGGCTCTATGGGAACTGCTACAAAGGGCACAATACTTGTAGCAGGTGATCTTGTTGTAAGCGGGGCATCAGTCATGGGTGGCACTAGACAAAAGACTCCTGTAGACGGTCTCGCACTAGAAGTCAGCGGCTCTGTTATGTTTGGTTCTGGCCATGCCGGCATAGCGTCAGCACCTTCGGGAATTACAATTCCTACATACTTTTCTTCAAAGTGGCCGAATGCCACACACACAAATGAACCAGCGTGGCTTGCACTTGGAAATGCTGGAACGGATAGTGGGCGATCTGTTCCGTATTCTGAGTTCGTTCTAGTTGCACCGTTTGACTGCACATTGAGAAATATGAAAATTAGTATGTCTGGGTCTGGTACAAATACCATATCAAGTCCTGGAAACGTAAGATTCGATGTATTCCATGGAAAAGATCAAAAAATGGATTCACTTAGTGTGGCAGGTCTAGGCGCCATTACATCGCTAGTAACCCCTATAGGCTTTGGCAGATCAAACTCAACAGTTTCGTTTAACGGTGTCCACCTTGCCGGCGGTCAGACACTTAATGTTCCATTAAATGTCTCAATGAGTGCAGGCGAGAGAGTTTGCATCTCCATGGACCCACTCAATGCACCATCCTCTGGACTGTGGGATATAAGCGGCGTTGTTTTATTTGAAATGAATCAATTTAGAGAGTTTAATTAAGAAAATCAAAGTTAAACTTATATACATTCTTTGTTAAAATGGTATATCAATAGACAGAGGTGTAGTTATGTTTAATAGTCCCTTTCCAACTGGTAATTTTGAAAAGCCATTAGAAGAAAAAATATCTGATGCTGATATCGTATTCGTCTCGGATATGTTTGTCGAAGATTACGCCGGCGGCGCTGAGCTTACAACAGAAGTTCTTATAAATTCAGCCAACGGTAAAAATATTTGCAAAATAAGATCATCCCAACTTACAATGGAATTGCTCTCCCAGGGAATTGAAAAGTTCTGGGTATTTACAAACTTTTCAGGAATGAATACTGAATTGATTCCATCAATAATTGCTAATTTAAGATATGCAATAGTTGAATATGACTTTAAATTCTGCGGATATAGATCGCCAGAGAAACATGAATTTGAGCTTGGCACTGCATGTGATTGTCAAAATAGAATGGTTGGAAAGTTAATTTCTGCATTTTTCTACGGTGCAGAATCTTTATTCTGGATGTCAGATTGCCAAAGAGAGATTTATGAGAGTCATTTTCCATTCCTTGAAAAGAAAAATTCAATTCTTCTTAGCTCTTTATTTTCTCCTGAATTTTTTGAATATGTTTCAAAATTTAGCAACTCTAAAAATGATAAGTCTGAGACTTATTTAATAGTAGGAAGTAATTCGTGGATAAAGGGTGTCGATGCTGCTGTCTCATACTGTGAAGATAAAAGCATAGAGTATGAAATAGTATCAGATTTAAAGCATGAAGAAATGTTGGATAAAATGGCATCTTCAAAAGGATTGGTATTCTTACCTCTCGGCGGTGACACCTGTCCAAGAACTGTCATTGAGGCAAAACTTTTAGGATGCGATCTTATAATAAATGATAATGTTTTGCACAAGAATGAATCCTGGTTTTCATCTAGCAGTCTCCAGGATACAGTAGAGTGGTTGATGGGTGGAACATCAAGATTTTGGGACGAGATAAACACGCAGCAGGATAGACAACCTACTATTAGCGGATACACTACGACGCATAACTGTATTTCTCAAAAATATCCATTTGAGGCGTCGATTCAATCGCTGCTGGGTTTTTGTGACCAGGTAGTTGTTGTTGATGGAGGCTCAACAGACGGCACTATAGAGAGGCTAAGTGAAATTGCAAATAAAGATGAAAGGCTAATTGTGCATGTTCAGAAAAGAGATTGGAACAATAAGAGATTTGCTGTTTATGACGGTCTTCAAAAGGCAATGGCACGAGCAATCTGTACGGGTGAATTTTGCTGGCAACAGGATTCAGATGAAGTAGTTCATGAAAGAGATTACGAAAAAGTAAAGCAGTTAGTTAGAAAAATACCCAAGACAATGGATCTAGTAGCACTCCCAGTCCTAGAATTCTGGGGAAGCAAGGGAAAATTAAGAATAGATGTCAATCCGTGGAAATGGAGACTTTCTAGAAATAGACCCCATATTACACACGGAATACCTGCAACACTAAGAAAGTTTGATGACGCAGGCGAGCTTTATTCTTTACCGGGTTCAGACGGATGTGACTATGTCAGGTCAGATACGTATGATCCAATACCATTTGTAAACTTCTATACAGAGGATGCGCATAAAGCAAGAGAGCTTGCGATAAACGGGGCAGAAGATGCACTCGCTGCGTATTCATCGTGGCTCCAGAATATTACAAACGGCTTGCCATCTGTTATTCACTATTCGTGGTATGATATTGAAAGAAAGATTAAAACATATAAAAATTACTGGTCTAAGCACTGGCAAAGCTTGTACGATGTTTCACAGGAAGATACAGTTGAAAATAACATGTTTTTTGATAAAAAATGGTCCGATGTTACTGACCAGGATATTTCAGATATGGCAACAAAGCTTGAGACAGAAATTGGAGGGTGGGTATTTCATTCCAAGGTTGATTTTAACAAACCGACTTCGTGCATAACAGTGGGATCTGCAATTCACCCTGAATCTATGGGAGAGTGGATAAAGTGAGAGTTTTATTTATAGTTCCATGCTACAATGCGGAGAAAAATTTAGAAAAGCTTGGTGCGAGCCTAGTAAATCAAAGTTCCGAAGACTGGGATGCAATTATCATTGATGATATGTCTGAGGATGGAACTTACGAGCTAGTATCAAAATTTAAAAAAGATAAATTTACAGTTATTAAAAATAATGAAAAAAAATATGCACTAAGAAATATTGTTGAAACTGCTCGTAGTTTTGAAGATCTTGATGATATTATAATAGCAGTCGTAGATGGTGATGACTATCTATGCAATGATGATACTGTAAAAATTATAATAAATTCATATAAAGAAGGGCATGACGTTGTATGGACAGGACACCAGTGGGACGTCAATGGAGCCAATATATCTAAATCAATGCCAGCAAATGTCGATCCGTATGCGTGGCCCTGGTCCTCATCCCACTTAAGAACATTTAAAGCATCGCTATTGTCGAAAATAAGTGATAAAAATTTCAAAGATATACACGGGAACTGGTTTAAAAGAGGATATGATCAAGCACTAATGCTACCATTGCTCAGCATATCATCTTCAAGACATTATATCGACCAGGTTTGCTACACATACAATATAAATTCAGTATCTATACCGCACAGAGACTATGAGGAAAAAAGTCAAATATCTACAGTCAATATTGTTAGATCGCGCGGGTTTATTGAATGAGAATTAACAAGCCCTGGGGTCACGAAGAAATCTGGGCAAAAACTTCAAGCTACGTTGGAAAATTACTCCACATTAAAGCGGGTCACAGACTATCAAAACAGTTTCACCAGACAAAGGAAGAAACGATATATGTCATAGAGGGAACTCTTTATAATTATGATAAAAATGATAATGTCGAAAAGTTTATAAAAGGAAAGAGTCTACACATCTCACCTCACCAGATTCATAGATTTGCAGCAGATGACGGTGATGTTACTCTAGTAGAAGTCAGCACACCACATCTAGATGATGTTGTTAGAATTGAAGATGACTACAATAGATGAATGTCGTTTTAACAAATTTTAATCCATCGTCAGATAGCGGTCCAAATAGTTTTTCAAAGGGACTATTTAATAGTCTGCTAGAAGACAGTAAGATTAGACTTGTAGATAGTTTTGAAAAAGCTGATATAGAATTCTCTCTTATAGAGTCACTATTTCCTAAAACTATACCTCGAATTACACGGCTAGATGGAATATATTTTAATACATCGCAAGATTATAATTTATTAAATACCAATATTAAAAAGACTTATTTAGAATCGGATTCCGTTGTATTTCAGTCAGAGTTTAATAAAGATTTGATAACTTCTTGGTTTGGAGAGCATGAATCTAGCTATGTAATATCAAATGGTGCAAATACTCATTTAATTGACAAAATTGAACCTGCTGACATGAAAGAAACATTTGGTGATAAAGAGATATGGGTGTGTGCATCATCCTGGCGACCTCACAAAAGGTTAAGGGAGAATATTAGATACTTTATTGAAAAAGCAAGCGATAGATCTGTGCTGCTTGTAGCAGGAAAAGGTGCAACAAAAGAGGATTTTTTAGGATATGAGTCACTAATAAACAATAGAATATTTTATTTGGGTCATTTGCCTTGGAAATCTTTAATATCAATATATAAAACTTCTTCAACTTTTGTCCATCTTGCATTTTTAGATCATTGCCCAAACGTTGTAGTCGATGCAGCTGCATGTGATTGCACCATAGTCTGTTCATCATCAGGAGGTACTAAGGAAATATCTTCTCTTGAGAAGGTTGTTATAGATGATTTAGACTGGGATTTTTCACCATTAGACCTGTACAGCCCGCCACCACTAGATTTTGAAAATTATTTAAAAATATTATGTGACAAGAGTTATAATTTGAATAATGCAGCAGAGATGTATTTTTCTGCAATGGAGAAATTAATTGAAAAAAGTTAGACATTATAAAGACTATAAAGACTATATTGCTTTTCAATCTAAAAAGACACTAAACCCAGAAAAGAGGGTAAAGTGGCTAGGTGAAGAGTGGGAATTAAAGGTTAGTGGTTTTAAGGGAGAGTTTTCTAAGTTTGGAAATATTTTAAATAGTGAGACAAAGGCATTATGTGTAGGTGCAAGAACCGGACAAGAAGTTGTTGCACTAAATGAAATGGGAATTGTCGATGCCATCGGGATTGATATTATTCCGCATGAACCCAGCGTAATTCATGGAGATATGCACAATCTAGACTTTGAAGATGAGACATTTGATTTCGTGTATACAAATGTTATTGATCACTCAATAGATCCTTCAAAAATGATGGCAGAGATGGAAAGAGTCCTAAAAGTTGGCGGCTATCTCTTCCTCCAGTGCCAGGTGGGAATAGATCAGGATGAGTATACTGAATTTGTCATAGAAAATCCAATTCATGATGTTCTATCTTTAACAAATACCACATTCTGCTCAGTGTGTCAACCGATTCAAAGAAATTTTGCAGGAATGAATTTTGAGTATGTTTTTACAAAGTCTCAAGAACTAACAAATCTTTATAAAAACTACGGAGCAATAGAAGATATTGAAGTTCCAGAAGACTATCAAGAACTCTGGAATGATATAAATCTTCCTATTCAAAATAAAAAACTCGACACGGCGAATATTGTCTCTAACAAAATGCGTAGGGAAATACTTTCAAATTTAATGAAAAGAGGCTTTTATCTAACTAGAATTGCCGAATCTTTTGATAGAAATAGAATAGTAGAGGTAGGAACAGCCGAGGGCTGGCAGTTCTACAATTTTTGCAAATATGTTTCAGATGGAGATAGTGAAAAAGGCTTTGTTATGTCTTGTGATCCAAGAGACGTTAGAAGTAGAAAGTATGTAGAAATTTATGAATGTGATGATAGATTCAATTATTTTCAAGAGACCAGTAGTGAATTAGCATCGAGAGCAAGCAATGTAGATTTATTTTATATTGATGGGCTCCATGATGAAGGAACAGTTCTTAGGGATGTTATCAATCTAGAAAGTACGCAGTGCCAGAGCACAAAGCCCGTCTGGATATTAGATGATTTTGATGAGAGGTTTGGCTGCGCTAAGGATATTTTTACACTTTGCCAGCTGTCAAGAATGTTTAAAGTCTATGAGGTAGGAAAAACAGCCAGCGGTCATCCATCGCACCAGGCACTTATTGCTGGGCATTTTCAATCACAAGATTAATTTATCCTGGCTGGAATTTAAAAAATGAAAAAAGTTAAAAATAGTTTAAAAATAACATTTCTTACTTTAGATCAAAATATCTCTTCTGGCTCATATAGAATATGGGTCAATGACTATTGTAAATATTTTAATGATATTGGTGTAGATTCACAAATATCTACAGTTGGAAATATAACTGAGGAAGCTTTAAAGAATTCTGATGTCGCAATTATAG